GGTGTCTAACAACACAACAACAACAAAACGCAAATGATAATCTCAGTTTTTACCAACGTCTTAACTAATGTCTGCATTGCCGCCGAAGCGATTTTGGCCTGGTTATTTATTATAATCGGTGCCTTACTCCCTTCCAACAACGTTACTCCAAACGTTGAATCCCGCAGAGCATTCGTATCCGATGTCAGGAAGTTCGAAACATCCAATGTAGGCTACTACAAGGAAAACCCCCACTGCGACAGCGCTTACAGCAGAAAGAACGGCACTCAGTTCCTCACGGAATTTTGCCAAAATTTCAAAAGAAAGCACGTCGAAACTTCCCTAACATCATCCCCAAGACAATCCAGTTCCATCGGTGGACTGGTCACCGGTTACCATCCCCAAGATGATCCTACTTCCCCAAAGAGGCTCTCTCTGTGGAGATATTTCTGTAATTTACGTTTGGGACTGGTATCAAGCGTGGATGACATCCACCACAGGCCAATAGGCCTGTTTTTGGCGGCTATCCGTTCCAATGTTGTCGTTGTTAGCTATTCTTTTAGTGAAGTCCCCTATGCCTACCATGGGACTTCCGATATAGAATTATCAGGTGATAGTTATATCACACGCCACCCAAATATTGCCCCAGGAAAAAGTTCCAACTACAGGGACCGTCTGATCTGCCCCATATCATCCGAATATGCAGACATTCACCCTTTAGACTACTTTCCCAACCTTTGGCAATTTTTGAAACGATTAGGTATCGATACCAATGTTATGAAAAGCAAACTCATATCCTACCGTTACCAAGTAATTAGACCAAAACGCACGGTCATGTCGCCCATATACGACACCTGCGTCCTGGTCCCGGAAGCCCTACACTGTGTGGGGAACATAATCAAGACTATGATCTTGATTTCTGGTTTATTTCTTGGAACGTTCGGACACATTATGATTGCTATCATCATGATATTACCATCGAAGAGTAATCGCCCAGATTACGGAATCATTCCCACTAGCATTTTCAGAGACGCTGAAATTTGCAAAGTGGGTACCGGAAATGGAGATATATATTTTGCAACCACTAGTTTCTGTGGCCTGGAATACGCCTCCTGTCTTGGCGCCGGGTCACGATTGTATGCTCCCTTAAATCTTGTTCGTTTATGTATGGATGGTGTTCTCAGCAACGCCGTCATTCATAATAGAATAAATAATTTCCTTGCTCAAACCACCGGTACATCCAGTACCATGATGAACAAGGCGGAGCATATTAGCTATGCTAACGACCTCAGAGAAAACATCAGTTCTTTGAGGATCGGAGGACTAATCATTGTTGGTAGGTTTCCCCAACAGCTCACTGCTGCCTTCAACTTGCCACAAAAGCCTGGCCAGCTAAGCCTCAACAACCTTGATTATTCCCTCTGTCCGAACACTTGTGCAATAGGACCTGCATTGAGAAGACTTCACCGAATGCCCCTAGGTGATCCTATTCTCATGTACTACTTCTTAGTGAAAGGTGAACACCTTGACCCAAAGGTCCCACCTCACAATGCCGTCTGGAACTTCTACAGTTCCGCCCTTCCCAACAACAATGCTGGTACCATCAGTGACACCTTAGATAGGCGTTACACCAACGCTGGTACTCCCATCACTTCTACTCTTGACCACGCCATACTATTGCAAGCCATTGAAATGTCTTTCACAAGTACGGGTCATCTCGTTATGCCAAATATAGATGAAATAAGAGAGAATTGCAACAAGCCCGATCGTCTCGTGCTTGATCAGATGGATGCATCGTTCCAAGACGAAGTAAACAAGATGTTCATCAAGAGAGAGATGACTGATAAATTCAAAGCCAGGTTAATATATAACCTCTCCAACGTACTCTATACCCACGGCTCAGCCTTAGGTCAACCTTTGGCGGCTCTCCTCAAAGAGCAACCATGGTATGGAGCAGTCGAGCCAACCCTTCTTACTGAAAGGATGGCTATGGTTCTCGATAACCCAAACTGTCGATCAGTCGATGGTACAAGTTACGATGGGAGCCAGAACGCCACCACCCACGGCCTCGTAAGGACGGCAGTGTGTGAATTGTTCAACGAGTGGAGCGACGACTTCTTAGATGAAGTCGATGCTGCTACCGAACTGACAATTAGGCATCGCGTAAATGAAACAAAGTTCACAATCTTTACTGCTTTCATGCGTGCCTCTGGTGAAGCAACCACAAGTGTTTTCAACTCTATCCTCAACAGAGTTGTCTACGTTTACAGTTGCCTAATCGTTCATGGAGAAGAATTAACCCGATCACATTATCTCGATTATAATATGGTCATGGGCGATGATAGTGTGGGACGCTATGATGCAGAGATGATTTCTGTTATCAATTCCACATTCGGTCTAAAATTTGAATTCGAAAACACTCATATGCCTGAGGTCCTCACCTTCGCAGGTATGGACTGGTTCCAGCATAAAGGAGTAGTCTACTCGTCCCGTAACGTCAAAAGATTTTTGATGGGCATTTCCAAACCTATCGCTCACGGGGCGTATCTTAGGGATCATATACTTAGCATTATAGATAATGGCATAGTCACTTCATTGTGTCATCCAGTAATATTCGCCTTTGTATTATGTTTCCAAAAATGTCTCAAGGTTGACCCCTTGCATAGTAGTCCTCACACCGATTTTTGGGTGTCAGGAGTACGTGTCAATGACATGGACTTAGTTAAGAGTTTAAAATCCTCTGCAATAGAAAAGGCCCGCTCTACATTTTTCGAAGAGAATAATGTTGTAAGAAGCACCTTTCTGCAACTCGCAGCCCTCCAATTAGGTATGGATGGTTGTTCCAAGTTAAATAAGCTAATCGAAGACCTCTCACAAGTAGAGAGACTTCAAGACTTAAGAGACAACAAATTCTGTGTTGAATTAGAATTCAATGCAGAAAAATTGACCCCAACCGTCGGTCTAATGGACTCCGCTCCACCCCTACCGGTGCCTACACCCTCTGTTACTGCTACCCCTAGCAAGAACAAGAGAAGGAAGGATAACCGCAAAGCGAGAGATACGACAGTTAAGAAGAAGAACGAGGCCTGGAAAAAGCCTCCAAACTGGGCATTCACAAAAGCCAAGAAAACTTCTACTAAAGAGTCAAGTGGTAGCCCTGGGGCATCCATAAAACAATAAACCATCCCAACATGGTTCAAAGGAAGAAGAACTCCAACAAGTCTTGCGCTAAGCAAGCTAAAAATATTCAAAACAAAAATGACGGACCTGTATCTGTCGACCGTTGCACAAGCGATTATGTTTCTGCTTTGGTTAATCCTTGGGACGCGGAACCAGCGTGTATTCCATCAATGCCTTCGTTGCCTAGTGAAACTAGAAAATTCATCAGGCGCGGCACATTCACCACAGGCTCGGCCGACTTCGGTTTCATTGCCATGAGACCAGTATTGGCCAATGACACAATGTACCCCGTACTAGCCACCAGAAACACCTTTGGTGGTACCACGCTAGGAGACGCACTAATTACCGGTGTCGTCGGACAACAACTAGTCACACCCTACGCTGGCTCCATGTTTGGCACCTCCAATGGCGCCCACGACGTCAAATGGAGACCTGTTGCCTATGGCATTAGAGTTAGGTACATTGGTAAAGCAGTTGATAGAGGTGGCAGATTGATCACTTACAGAGACCAAAACAATGGTGATCTACTCGGCCTCAACTTCAATGAGCTAGCATCCAGACAGGGTGCTACATCCCAACCAATCACTGGCAACAAATGGTCAACCGTTTGTTACTCCCCAGCCGACCCTGAAGAAATGCAATTCTCTCACCAAATACAACCCGCACACCTTACGGGCTATGGTTTGACTATTGCCTGTGTTGCACCCCGTGACACACCTTTAGAAATGGAATTTGAGGTCTGCATGCATGTTGAAATTGTCGGCAGCAAAGCTTACAATGTAAATATGCATTTTGGAGACCCCAACCTTGCATCCAAAGCTGGTGACATCCTCGTTGGCATTCAACGAGGCATCCTCGATAATTTCGAAAACTTCAAAAGAGTTTACAAGAATTATTCCCCAGCACTCCTATACGTCGCCAAACGTATGTTCTCAATGTCAGATCAGGCCAAAAACACTAACCTCCGCATTGAACTTTGAAAATATTTTAGCTTGTCTTTAAAAGAGACTAGTTCTTTCTTTCTCCCCTAAAAATGATAAAATAAAGATACATGACTAATGCAGCCCTATCCTGGGCTTCAGGACTTAACTCCCCTGGTCAGCATAGTATTCTACCTAAGTCTTGGTAGTCTTATCACAAGC